TCGTCAGTGACCGTCCAGCTAAAAGCCAGACGGGCCCCACCCGAGTTTGATGTCGACGACTCGGGGACGCCCAGAACGCCGTAAGTGGTCTGGTGAGGTGGCAATCTCACCTGTTCCCCTCTCTTCTAACAGAGAGAGGCACTTACGCAGAGCCGGCCAGTCGCGTATCTCGTTAATAGGGATACGAGGCTGAATTATCCACCCCTTAACCATGGGGATGGAGTTTACAAGCCGCGAGTCAGGAGATATAGACTCGTGGCAAAGCCGGCCCAGAACAGGAGACCCTTCTTCAATGATCGGAAAATGGCCGAGTAATCGGAACATTCGACGATCAAGAAGAGAAACTGCGTCATCAAGACCAGCCTGAAAGAGCTGGTTCCTGAGTGACACAGCTGAAATGATCTCCTGCGCGTTCCTCCGTGAGGAGGGAAGAACTCGACGGCAACGGACAATTGAGACGTCCCTGCTATCATAGTACTCCTTCCCGCAAGACTCCCGGAACTTGCCATTCCAGAAGGACTTGCGTCGATTCACCTTGAGACCGAAGTCTTCAAGGGAATTGATCACGGAGCGCACATAGTCGACGGGGACAATAATGTCATCCCCGAAGACACGCACCCGACCAATTAGGGATTTGATGTCCTTCTTGGTCAACAGGTGTCCTAAGCACTTCTCAATCCCAACGAAGATGATAGTCAGAAAGACCATCGCCTCCGTGGGAAAGCAAAGTGCTGAACCCATCGACGCAAACTTAGCGAGGGTTAAGATCTCCCCGCTAGGCAGTAGAGCCTTCCTACTCCTGCAGGCCATAATAGCATCATGTAGATGCCTATGGTTCGCATAGAGATTGGAAACAAGCTCTAATGAGACTCTATCGGACGCTTCACTCAAGTCGAGTGTTGCGAGATCTCCTTTCGAAGATCCTTGACGAGCCAGACGTTGGTTAGGCGTCTGATCATCAAGACCGATAAAAGAATCAAGATAGCTATCCTTGATTCGATCTTGGAATAGTCGCAAAACGGCTTGCTGTGCATACTGCATAGCAGTTGGTTCTACGGCTATGATCCGAGGAGTCTTCATCGTTTTAGGGACAGAGACGACCTTTACAGGTATCTCTCTCTCGGGTTCGAGGAAGTCAACACTCCCAATTGATTCCCAAAAGGACCAATTGGGTAGAACCATCTCCCCGAAGGGGAAGTATGGTTCTAGCCTGCGTGGCCAGGTACGCTGATTAAACTTCTGGTTTCCCAGAAGACGATCAGCTGTAACACCTGGACCATGCTTCGGCTTCAAGTCTCCGTCGTAGATAGACTTATCTACAGACGTGAACAATGAAGCGAATAGTAGCGAACCAATCCGCTGGAAGTCGTTCAGACTTCCACGAATTGCGAACGCTTTGACTTCCTGCTCACACTCAGAAAATTCCTTAAAAGCCTTCGCCTCGCGGCTTGGGCTACAAGGGATTAGAATCTTGCTATATAGCAGCGTTAGCTGCCTAATAGCTTGAATCGCATCCGTTGAAGGATTTTCGAGTAGGACACCGGTGCTACGGTCGAAGACGAGACAAGCGAAACCCGAAAGAAACTTCGGGAGACGCCCGCTTTTCTCAAAAGAGAGAAAAACGGCGTTGTCCACGAACCCTCGCTCGAGACTTAGTTCAAAGTCTTTCGCGAAGGTCGGGAGAGTTATCGTAAGAAACGATAACCCTTCATTCTTCGACCGAACCTTGACGGTTTTAATGTCAAGGTGGGCGCTAGTGCAACACCGCACTGCCAAAGTTCTGGCAATGCTAGACCAGAGCAACATTAGGCTTTTCACGTTCCCTCCTGATAGAGGTGGACGTCCTAAGCCGATGTTACTTCCTGATCAACGCCGATGATTCCGAAGAGGAGGACTCCTTGGTTAGCTCTCGCCACCAAGGAGCTTCTTCAGAAGAGCATCGGTTGTCGCCGACCACGTGCCTTTGAGGCCGTTGAAGAGCGACAGCTGATCCGTTGCGGAGAACTGCCCCGTGTTGGGGACGTCGAACACCACGTAGCAAGACATGCTGCGCGGAGCCGTCGTACCGGACACGAGAGTAGCGCCCGCATTGTCGCTGTAATCACAGCGAAGGACCCTGCGAGTACGCCGCCCGTATTGATGCGAGGCGGTAACCCGCAGGAGTGAGCCTGCGTTGACGGACAGAGGTCCGGCCTGGTAGATCGACGTTGTCCCGCTCTGAGAAGTGCGAGGCAACGAGACCGCACCAGCGTCGAACATCGTCCCTGGCGTCAGGCTCAGTGGGTCAGTAAACATCGACGTGCTCCTTTTGCGTTGGTGTGCAGTGAACCCACACTAGCGAGCCCTGGTAATACCTAGGGCTGCCAGAATGGCTTTCTGGGTGGTCGACAATCCATCCCAGGATAGGCCAAAACCAAAGGGGTTCGCCTGTATCCGCTTCTTCGTAGTTCTTCGAAGAGTAACAGGGGATACAGCTGGCCATGGCCGGGTGGTATACATCCCGGACATAGTCGCGTATGGATTACCCGCGATTTTTCCAGCGGTATAGACATCGGTGGTGGTAGTAGTTTCCATCACGTATCCATACCGGAGAACCGTACCGTAGGTGAGGTAAGACTGAAGCGTCTTGATAAGACTGCCAACGTCAAACACCCAGTCTACGGCCCAGCTCCATGGTGCGAGTTGCCACAACGTATTCAAATCAGGCTCAGCTCCGAAGAGCTTTGCCATCAGCCTTCTTCTGTCCGTCGGCGAGTGGGTGTCGTAACCACTCGGCAGATGGTAGGTAAAGGCTCCACTGAACCAGATTTCACGTTCCGTGGTCCGAGTACGTATGGTCTCGTAACATGGGTAAGCTTGTCCGAAATTGGCAAGCACATTCGAACCCGAATAGGGAGGCACGTTGTTGTTCAGGTGCCAACCCGCCGGGGAATACGTATGTGCAAGCACAGTTTCAGATGTGCTTACTTCCTTGGGGAAAACGTAACGTCTGCGAACCACGCGGCCAGAATCACGAATGAACTGGTCGACGCGGTGATCGATTTTATGGACAGCTCGCAAGAACTGCTCCATATCACCGAGCGTAGGCAGAACGCCGAAGATGCCATTGAGAAATTCACTGGCACCAGCGACGAGCGTCTCCGCTGCGCGGAGGCGCGCCTCCCAGAGATGAACACCAGGAATACTGGGAACATCTCTGAGAAGCTCTGCTACTGCAGAAGCTGCGTTTGCAATCTGATTCGTCGGGGAACAAGCAGCAACAGCTAAAGCTCCCTTGGTTACCAGAGCTGACCTCGAAGAGGAAAGGTCTGGCGGCCAATTGAACTTTACTGGAGTCTGCAAGACTCCCCATGTTGACGAACTCTGGTCGAAGTTCAAGAAGGCGTTCGCAACCAATGACCCTTCGATTTTACCGAAGCGGTCGAATGGAAACGGTCCCTTCTTGGAATAAAGCACGGAGTATGGAAACGTCTTAGGTTCCACCTCCAGCTTCTCCGAGAAAAACTCGGATCCTGCGTCCAGAAATGGTCCCTTCTTAGGAGGGGGCCACCGATTGCCTTCCGTCTCAGTAATCTGAGATCCACCCAAAATGGCTCGAACTGTCGCTGGCAAGGGAGAGTATGGATTTCCTCCCTTAAGCGGCGGTTGCTCACTTTCACGTAAATAGAAAGTGGGACCAGGAAGCGAACGCCTCTTGGTCTTACCATTTTGAGTGAACAAGGAAAGCTCCTTTGGTAATCAAAAGAAATTATTAATTTCTTTTGAAATTACATGACAAACAAATGTCATGGGTGGTGCACTGCGCGGCGGC